CCAACTCCCCCGGCAGGATTCGAACCTGCGACCAGACGATTAACAGTCGTCGGCTCTACCGCTGAGCTACAGAGGAATAAGAATAACCGCTACTCGTCAGCAGCGGTGGCACCGAGAAGGATCCCACTTCTCTCTCACACGGGTTGGATTTCCGATTCTTTTTTCTCTCGGAGATGTGAGCACGGATGTCGCCAATCCGTATACGACTCAAGTAGGATTCGAACCTACGACCGACTGCTTAGAAGGCAGTTGCTCTATCCAGCTGAGCTATTGAGTCATGTGAGAGGCGGAGAACTGTTTGTCGTTCCCTCTTACTGTTTTGCCCCTCGACTCAGTTATTATAGACGCTCTTAGTCAAGGCGTCAAGCTGTTGCTTCAGCAAGTTCCTCAGCAGGTGCTTCCTCTACTGCTTCTTCTGGTGCAGGAGGTTCTGGAAGTGTTACTCCTGTTTGTGCAAGATATTCAATTGCTCCTTGTACTTTCCAAAATAATTCTCTTTTTCCCGAAGTTGTCTCCTGAAGTTCGTCAAGTTCATTCTGCAGTGCCTGTCTCTGTTGCAGAAGATTTGTAAGATGCTCTTGTTGTTCAGTCATTACTAATATTCAAAATTTTGTAATTTCGTTTTATTTATACAAACAACCGAATGCTAAATAATTTGAGATCTGACCTCAAATAAAAAATGAAAAAAGCACTGATTGCTTTTAGTATGATTTTTATGGCATCACCAGCACTCGCTGGAGGAATTGTATCAAAACACGCGACTAGCGTCCAATTGACCGTGGATGCTGCAAGAGCAACGTCAACAAGAATCGGAAGTTCGTTCAGTATTTCAGGTTCAAATATTGATACTACGGACGGAAGTACGGCAAATACAGTTTCAGCTGGCACTATCACCTCTGGTGTATATTCCCCAGGAACAATTGCAGCAACCCAAGATACTCCAGGAGCAGCATTCTCCTTCAGTCAATCTTACACACAGGCTGATGCCGTGCCCACAAGTGCTGCAACTCTAGGTGCTGCTCCCAACTTCTCAAGCGTTACTTCTTATGCTGCTGGAGATAACACAGACTTGGCAGGTACTGTAACCAGCGCAGGTGTTCTTACGGTAACAGCGGGTGGAGCTGGATCTAGTGCTATCGGACAATTCGTTTCAGAAATCACCGTCATAGACTGAGGTTAAATAGTCATGACTAGATTACAGGAGGCAATCGGTCTCGGATTGATTCTTGGTGCAATTCACGGTTTGGTGCAACCAGCATATTCAGTTCCGGTTGTGCCAAATTTCACACAGGGCTCCATGACTAGCCGAACAGAAACAACATCTACAGTTGTTGAAACTATAAATTCGATGGACTATAACACAGGATATCAATATTCTGTGACAGGAAGTGGAATAACAGCATCAGGAAATTTATCACCTCAAACATCAGAATCAGCATTAGCAATTGAAGGAGTGACATCAAAATGGGTTGGATTGAGCAGCAAACCAAACTTCACACAGACAACACCCGGAGGAGCGTTCCAGTTTACAGAGACTTATCAAGGTCCAGGACTGAGCAACCATACGATTATCCAAAGAGAGACGACAATAGAAAGCGTAACGGAAACTACAAGTATATTCTCGCAATAATTTTAGGTACATTATTTCCTTCGCAGGCATTTGCAGAAACTGTTGGTGGTGTATCGGCAACAGCATCTCCGGTCGCGAATAGCTCAGGCTCGGTGACCAATCAAGCCATCCAGGTATTGCAAGGCCCATATATCACTAACACTTATGGGGGAGGAATCCAGTGTCAGGGTCCTACTCGTAATTTTACCCCCTATGTAACAGGAAGTGCCTCTGCGGCACGACCATATGAACCATATTATATGGACCCAGTATACGATGTCACCGATAACTTCGGAGCATTTGATGATGACGGAAATAATATTGGGGATGGAATTTTAGATAATCCTGGAGATATTTTATTTCGGAAAAAAACTAGAACTGGTCAGAAAGATAATTATAGTTTGGGTGTAGGTTTCTCTCTTACGTGGTCGCAACCACTTGACCCAGAACTTCAGGAGTTATGCAAATCTGCGGCAACAACTCAGATTTCATTACAAGAACAATTAAGAGCTAACAAGCGATTAGATTTTGAACTGGCGAGATTAAAAAATTGTGGAGATTTGATGTTAAAAGGAATTACTTTTCATCCCAGAAGTCCTATGTATAAAATATGTGCGGATGTGGTAGTAAACAATCCACCAGGTCATGATCACCCACACGTTCATTCTATCCCCTCGACTCGCGCTGAAGATCTTGGCGCTCCTTTAGAGACAAAATCTTCTCTTTCTTCCCAATAATTTTTTGAACTTTCTTGATAACCTTTTTAACTACAGGTTTAATTACCTTCAGTAGTACATCAGCAACTGGTTTGGCAAGGATTGCAGACGTGGTTGCCACAACTGCCACCGATGTTGTCATAGTAACTGCACCTGCTCCAGGCAATCCTTCCAAAACTTGAACAGGTAAAGAAAGGTCTTCTTTAACTGGAATACATTCTTTCCCGACAATTTTATAGTCAACGATTCTTTTCTTTCCACCATCACTCACGGTTCCTACTGGTTCCGTGAGTTTTTGTTTTTCTGTAGGACACTCAACCTTAGCAGTCTCTGTTGCCTTCTTAGGAACTTCTGGTGTTGGTGCCTCTACCTTTGGTGTTTCCGATTTATATTCTGGTGGTGGAGCAGATCTCTTAATCACCATATCTTCTGGTGAATAATCTATGGGATTAAAAGAAGGCATACCCGCATCACAAAATGTGAGCGTGCCTTTAGGATCATCATCCACCAAGTTTTTATTTCTTGGATTATTTGTTCTATGTGCTTCTACACATCCAGGAATATCCACGATAGGAATCCCCACATTCACAGTTACCGGAACAACAGGTGGAATTGCGTATGGGGGATCTCTAAACATAGCATTCACATCAGGAATATTTACATTTCTGATATTGATGTCTCTTATTTCCATCAGTCTTCAAATAACTCGGTAAAGAAATTACCAATAGTATTAAAAATATGAAAGAAAAATACATAGAGAAAGAATTTTTTATCAGATTCTTTCTTATATCTGTATTGTTTTCTTCGTTGCCTAGAATTCGATACTGACATTATATTTTTCAAAGATATCAGTTTATTTATGGAAGAGGTATTGCGGGTCCAGTTGTTGTAGGTGCAGGAATTGCTGGTCCTGTAACTTCTGGAATATTAGGCATAGCCGCATCAATTAATCCAGGAAGTGCTCCAGAAATTGCTTCTACTGCGGCATTCGCAACATTCTCCCTTGCCTGTTCTTTCCACTTTTCAACATTAGTATAGACATATACACCACTACCAATCACGGCAAGTGATGTCAAACCAGAAAGAAGTGCGATGACATTAATTACTTTTTGCATTTTAATATTATAATCTCACTTATATATGAACAATTTATAGATTAGGTATTATAAGTAACCGCCCAATTTTTTGTTTGAAGATTACTTAATGCAGTAGTAGCGGCAGTAGACCAAGTAGAGTACACGGCATTAGTTCCACCATTAAGTCCCAACATATTATTCTGAGCACCATTAGCATCAAGTGAAACCAGAATATTTTCGATTGACTGTGCAGTTAGAGCACAACCCTTCCAGGCAGACCCAAAAGCATTACTAGTTAAAGTTCCAGTATTATCAAACATATTTGCCGGGAACGTAGTGAGACTACTACAATTTTCCCAAGCATTAGCAGCAGTAGTAAGACTTGAAAAATCTAGTGCCGGGAACGAAGTAAATGCATTATTATACCAAGCACTAACAAAATTCGTTCCACTAGAAGTATCTATTTGTGCGAGTGTAGCAAGAGATGAGCAGTTATACCAGGTATTACTAAAATTAGTTCCACTTGAAGTATCAAGAAGTGGAAATGAAGTAAGTGAAGAGCAATTATACCAACTTTGACCAAAATTAGTTCCGCTCGAAGTATCAATTACAGGGAATGAAGTAAGTGCAGTACAAAACATCCAAGCAGAGTAAAAGTTATCTACATTTGAAGATCCTATAACTGGGAATGAAGTAAGTCCAGTACAATTACGCCAAGCGTTACTTAAAGTTACCGAAGCATTTGTGTTAAATTGTAGTGCCGAGAATGACTTAAGTCCAGAGCAATTCTGCCAAGCAGATGTAAAATTAGTTCCACTCGAAACGTCTAAGAGTGGAAATGTAGTAAGTTTTTCACAAAATTGCCAAGCACTATTAAAGGTAGTTACATTTGAAGTATCAATATCTGCACTAAAACTTTCCATATTATTAGCGCCTGCCCAAGCATCAGTCAAATTATCTCCAAACTGACTTCCACCTGTTCCAAAAGCATATGCAATAGATTCATCAGAATCAAAATTTGCAAAAAATGGTCTATATGTAGATCCTGCTGCTGGAGTTATCCTAATAGTATATTTTCCGGTAGTAGAATATGTATGAGTAGGAGTATTAGTTGTTAATGTTTGAACCGTCCCATCACCCCAATCAACTTCGTAATTTACCGTTCCTGTTGAACGTAGAGTAAATGATGATACTGAAGTTGTAACATACTCCAAAAATTTATGGACAACCGAATGTCTTGATTTGTGGGCATTATAATTATTAACAATTTCTTCTTCAGTTAATCTACGAGAATAAAATCTCGAAAGAGATATTTGTCCGCCAATATCAGCCAATTCATCAGTAATTCCGGATGGTGAGTAGTCTGCAGCTCCCAAAAGTATATTACAATCATCAAGAGCAGCGGAAAAAGCACCAGCAAAACCACTTACATAAGTACCATTAAAATATACTGAATGTTTCGCTCTTCCTGGTGGAGGTGTTTCAGATCCAGTAAAAAGAACATGATACCACCGATTGGGAGTCATTTCAGGATTACTATCATTATAAAATGCTACTCCAGCATGTCTGTCGATAGTAAGTCTGTATGTTCCATCATCTGATCCAGATGAATCATAATACTTTCGAACTCCTATTGAGATTGCAGGAAAAAGATTAGCAGTATCATAAGAAAAGGAAAAGAAAGACTTATAGTTAGTGCTAGAAGGAAAACTATCAAATTTAACCCACAACTCAAATGTGAAAGGATCAGTAACAGCTGTATATTGATTCAATACTGCTGAAGAAAATTGCACATATTTATTACCGGGAGAGCTAGATGCATCAAAACTAAAAGATCCACCATCAGAACTAAGAGAAACTCCTCCATTAAGAGTGGGATTATTCCCTTTACCACTTATATCCTTCCAAATAGAACCTCCCGCTTGAGGTGTAACATCCGCAGTATTAGTAGATGGAAATGATCTTCCAGGACCCCAAATAATTCTTACAGCACCGCCGCCAGAATTGGATCCGGTGGTTACTGGTGCAGAGTTATTTCCACCTCCACCGCCGCCTCCATAAAGACCTCCACCAGTTACAGTTGAACCACCATTTCTTCGAGCACCATCTTCACCACCAGAACCGCCACCACCAATACCAGTTCCACCATTATATACCGGAACTCCACCAGAACCACTAGTACCTTCACCGTATATACCTACACCCCCACCACCATAACTTCTACTCGAAGAACCAGTTGCGCCGCCACCGCCGCCACCACCAGATCCATCTGCACCATTACTTATTCCATAACCAGCATCTCCACCATCTCCAGAATATCCACCAGCGCCTCCGCCACAACCACCTTTATATCCTGGACCTGATTGATAAAAATCTGCAGATCCGCTTCCTCCTTCACCACCTCCATCATAATTTCCACCAATACCCTGAGTACCACTTACAATATTTCCACCACGACCACCGTAAGCATAAGTACCAAAAGCACTACTGAGTCCAGCATATGTACTAATAAGACCACCAGTTTGATTAGTATCTGTATTTGATGCTCCCACTTCAACAGAATACAATTGACCAGGAGTTACTGAGATATTATTTTTATATGCTAGAGATCCTCCTCCACCACCATATGCTCCACCAGCACCACCAGCACCAATACAAACAACGCAAACAGATGTTACTTCAGCAGGAGCAGTCCAAGTATATGATCCAGGTGTTGTGAACTCTGATTGTCCTTTAGTAACAATATTTTCAAGTGACTTATTATTCCCAGCATCAACTGCGAATAAAAGATTATCATCGACTATTCGTGGAGAGTGTGCGAGTCCCATATTATTCTACTAATGTTCCTTTTGTTCTACGGATTTCTCTAAGTTCATTAAAGTTCTTTTGCTTAGTTCCACCATCGTATGCCCAAGCATAACCCTCTTCAATCATTTGTTCATTCAACGATGTCTCTCCATCTCCAATATATAACCAACCAAGAAGGCGACCGTACTTACCCATACCACCAACCAGTTCAGTTCTGATGACGAGATCGTCGTCTCCATCGATAGCACCTTCTAGTTTTGCTTTCATCCAGTTGGTAGCATCTATTCCAAGTGCCTTTTCTTCAAGGTCTCTTGTTCTCTTCTCTGGAGTATCAACTCCTGCAACTCTAACTCTTTCTTTCTTGAATAAATCAAACCCAAGATCAATGGTGACATCAATAGTATCGCCGTCAACAACACGATTAATCTCAATCACTCGAAAGTTGTAACAGGACTTCCTGCTGGGTGGTGTCATTGCTCCCATAATTGATCTCCTTTGCTTCTAATGCCGATGCAATTCCGATTATCGTAACGACGGCAGTTATAATGGCACCCGCGCCAGCAATCCATCTTTCATTTTTGCGGATTCTAGTTCTAAATTCATCAACAGTTTTTTCCAAGTCTTCAACTTTATGAGTCAAGACTGCAATTTCTTTATCCTGTTTAGCATCAATTTCAGTTATCTTAGTTGCCACTTCATTTAGAGTCGCCATCTTTCAATTCATCGAAAGCCATACCCATTATATAGGCGATATAATAACCAACTCCAGCAAGAAGTATTATAAGAGAAATTACAATACTCCAAGTTACATCATTTACATCAGTCAGAGGTCGCAATAAAAGATTCATTAGCAGTCATTAAATACACTACCAACTTCTGACCCAACAGCACTTCCAACATTCTGTCCTAAGAGAGTTGCCCATCCTGCTGCTAACCATCCAATATATGGAATGTTCATTACTGCGGGAACTACGACTCCAGCGGTGATAGCACTACCTGCCATTGCACCTTGCGATCGTGCTCCAGCGTCCGCCACGATGCACTCTATGTCTTTTGCACTCTTTCCCTCGCCGTCTACTGCGGCACCTCCCCCCATATTACGGGTGCCCTCCATGGTGTACTGATCACGACGATACTCAGTTCGCTGCTCAGATCCTCCGCCAAAGAGTCCTTTCTTATCACGGTCAAGATCAAGAGATCTTTCTGATTCTAATACCTTAGGATCATTAGCACGATATTCAATCTCATATCCATCCTTTCCTGCCTTAATCTTATAAGAAGAGTAAGGACCTCTTGGTAAATTAATTGTAGGTGCTGACTGAATTGGTGGTTCTTTCTTAATAAGATGTCCAAGAACACCAATATGTGCAATAGCAATAACACCACCAACACTTAAAGCAACCCATTTAAAAGGATTACTCTTTGGTATTGATGATGTATCAGTCGTGTAATTATCTGGTCTATTAATCAGAGACATAACTAACCTCAATTAGTCTACTTTTTCTTTTTTGGCCTCCTCTTTCACTTCTTCCTTTTTATCCTTCTTAGTCGGAACAACCCCGAAAGTAGCTAAAGTCCCAGTGAACACGCTGGCTATAAAAGTTGGATCGATATTCTTTTGTGGAACACCAGGAATCGTTACATAATTAAGTGTAAGAATTGCTGCAGACCACGATAAAATAACAACACGCACTAACGCAGACAGACCTTCGTCTGCCCAGTCAAATTTATTTTCCTTTTTAGTTTCCACTTTCTTTGACAGGTTTGAATCTGACATTTATAAAAAAAGTGAGGCTCAGTTATTTATGGTTTAAGTAAATCTACAGTAATGTTTGTATGCTGTATTTGATTGAATTTTTGACAGAGAACAGAACTAGATTCGTGTTCCCATTTGTGATAAGTCGTTTTTAATTTTTGAGTGTAATCAGGACTGTCGCATGTCTGCATTTCCGTCGCGACGATTGTCTTGATTAACAAATCTCTTGTTAAGTTGGACATATGTAAAAATTGTTTCCCGACAGAGAGTCCACCATTATAACACTAAAAGAGTTTCGCAGGACTCTCTTCGGCTGGTTTTCCTAGTAGGAATGTTATTATTTAGACAAATAACCTTCCTTCTCTAGATATTGGCGTGTCAAAGGTGTTGGTTCATACACTTCCCACATAGCACCAGTAGCACAAGCAGCGAGTGCTTTTGCCGTCATTCCTTCAGTACGACCTGCCCAACCTGCTTCTGCTTCCCAAGGAACTGCATGTTCAGGATATGTGCGTTCTGCCATTATACGCCAGATCATAGGCACTTCATCTTCAGGTTTAATAATAGCAATCAAACTATTCTCGATAGTTCCTGCCATACAATCTTGAGCAGCGTGCCAACCTTCATGACGCATTACTTGCATTAAGGTTCCAGTACGTCCCATATATGTTCTATTCAGAAAAAAGTTATTACTAACAGTATGGTAAACGCCACGATGACCTTTAGGAAAATATTTATCATCTGCTAAAAACACATTAACTCCGACTTTCTCCAAGGAGACAAGCATGGTGTTGAACTCGTCAGCAACAATATCAAAATTAGTATCGGGATACTCATCAGCAATACTTGCGATACTTTCGACTTTATGAATTCCATCTGTACACTCTCGAAGTAACATACAACCCATCGAGTGCATAGTATTGAATTCGTTATCTTTTAGTGGGTCTGAATGGGCAGGTAGGGCAACCGCTGCCGCAGCAACCAGGGATGCAATAATTTTTTTCATGAATAATAAGCCTCATAATATTTGACAATGCCATTAGTATTTACGTTACCTTGTGAAACCCAGTCATGAGCACACTCGGTGATACTTTGCATACTATAAATTGATTCTCCATTTTCATCAAGTTGGGAACCAAATCTACCAAGAAGAAGTGTGTAGACTTTCTGTCTCAACTCTATTTTTTGATCACTATAACGCCAATCTTCTTTGCTCATTTTACAAACTGCCCCATACCATTACCAGAGTTCCAACCACCAGGTCCTTCATGGAAGTTTTCAGAACCACCAGGAGGATTTAACTGAAGAGTTGTATTTTGATTTTTAGTTGCAATTTCATACATTCTCTGATGAATGTCATCAGGTTCAACAGAAAAATTCTGTTCTCGTTCCTGACGTTTCATTTCAGTCTCTTGCTCCATATAATCAAGTTGCTTCTGAGACTTGTAAGTAACATCTCCAAACCAAGAATCATTAGAAAGAACTACTGGAGCAGGAATACCGGTATAAGGAGTAGTGCTCATCTCTTTACAATCAACCACTTCTTCATCAATTGCACACTCAACATTATAAGTACCTGCTTTTTTCTGAAGAATTGTAGTTTGAGTTTCTACTTCTTGTTTTGGAGGATTGAGAATTTCTTTAAGTTTATTCAGGAATTTTGCCATGTTGGAACAAGTTTCTTACTATAGTTATATGAGTAATATTCTCTATTACCCTTAATACCCCATCCTAACCAATAATAGGCAGGAACCATGTATTGACTGATACTATATCCACGACCTTCAAACTCTGGAAGATATCTTTGAAATGTCGTTTCATTAATCATAAAACGTGTCTGACATTTCAGAGTGCTTGGGTCACAATTATACTTTTCAGCAAAAGAACCAAGAGCACGATAACGTCCGATAGAAGTCCATTGGATTAGACCATAACCACCCTTATGGCAATTGCTATAAGAAACACGAGCACCACCTTCACAGATGTTAGAAACGAAATTACTTTCTTGTTTAATATTACCAAGAATAGTTGCTAGTGCATTTCTATCAGAAATTTTAGTATGTTTCTGAAGTTCGGATAAAACATATTTTTCATTTGGAGTACAGTCAGGACACTCCCATGTCTTATCAAATTTGATTGTAGGAATTTCTGCAGGGGGAGATACAGTAGCAACTTCTTTAGGTGCTGGAATAGCAATAGCAGTTACAAGAGCTCCAAATCCAATAAATGATTTAATCATCTTCTCCAAGATATTCGAGTGAATAAATTTCATGGTCTTCAATATTAGGGTCAAGCCATTCGGCAAACTCGGATTGAATCGCATGAGCATTCTCAACTGACTCTAACACGTCATACGTCTCCATCTGGCAGAGAGTGTGCATTCTGTCAACTGCCCAATCATGAGTCGTTTTCAGAGTGTCTTCCAAAGTTACCATAGTCTTTTCGCATGTAGCGTCCGAGAATGTTGCTATTATAGAACGCAGGAGTGCCGTTGTCAAGTGCCTCAGATAAGACATTATTTAAAAATAGTTGTTTTGTTTCTTCATAATTACAGAGACCTTTTGTCGTGTGCAAACTCAGTATAACTCTACTGAAGGTCTCTTTACCATACTTTTTAATATCTTCTTTTAGTTCTGGACAAGAACCGTAATACTTCTTCCAATCCGATTCTTGTTTTACTTTTCTTTTCTTTCCAGGAGGTTTTCTAAACGACCAGAAGTATTTTCTACCGATGTACCTTCTAGTTGTTTCTGTATTAGTAATACAGTAGACAAAACCGTACAAATCGTTAATATCCTCAGATAAAAAAGTTCTTCCCTTAAAAACCCAGGGATTCTCATAACTCATATTTTTTAATATTATGAGCTATTATTTATCTTTAACGGGGACAAACCTAGTCTAGACAAAAAAAGGGGACTTGTC